GAAGCTACGAATCCAGCGATGGTATTTGCGTCCATTACCGAACTCGCCCGTAACGCTCGTAGTTAGGGTTAAGCCAGTTAATAATGCTAGGCAAGACTGATACTAGAGCCGCATTTGCAATCGCATCGACATCCCAACCCACCGCGAGATAGGTTGCGAGTGCTGTTGCTAGAAAGGTCTTGGCCCAACTTTCCGCCATCTTCTTGAGGTCGCTCATTATTGTCTCCTTCGAGGTTAAACCAGCTAGAGTCGTTATCTCCCAAAGTTGTAAAGCTAATATGAAAATGCGAGCGGTGAGGATTAGCGCCTTTGTATTTGCGCCGCTTCCATCCCAATATCGGACTCATAATCTTCCCGTCGTAAATAATGTATTTAATGCGCTTATCTCCGCGCTTGGCACACTTGCGAATCTTCTCCACCAGCGCATAAGTTTCTTCGGGGTGCGCATTAAGATTGGCGTCTATATCTAAAGCTCTAACGATTCCGTTTCTTGGAATATGGTCAGAAGTGCCTTTGGCAACGTGACGAGCATCAGCCACCCAGCCGTCAGACTTACGATCGCGATCAGGATAATCATCGTCTATTTGCTCCCGAAGTTGTTGACCGGCTTTGGAAAGTTTAGGCATTATCCGATAAGGGCGGAAACTTCTTCAGCGGTAAGACCCAATTTATCCAATACGGCTTGTTTTGCAGCCGCTCTTTGTTCAGAAATCTTTTGCCATTCCGCCAATTCAGTTTCAGCTTTTTTGTATGCGGCGATTTCTTCTTTAGTGGCTTTCCGAACAATAGTTTCTTCTATTCCAGTCGCGGCGTCAAATATTTTTTCAATGATTTCCATATTAGTTCGCTCCATATACATAGACAGTTCCAGCATCCAAAGAACCGGAACGAGCATAAATTGTTAAAGTACTGACAGCCGTTGTAGTAGCTATCCAACCACCTAAACTCATATATTCATTTTGATTGCCAGAACCACCTCTATCAGCTCCGGATGCTCCCCACCATACTTTGTTTGTTGTGCTGGATTTGCAACCGCTCATAAAGAAATATGCGTCGCCGGAAGAACTGACCGAGTTAGCGCCGCGAATAATATGAATTCCGTCGTCGACACCCAAACCAGGTTGAACATTGTTTGAACTATACGATGAGTCTCCATAAAAACGACCACCATACATTGCGTAAATTGAATTTGCATTTGAATTGACTCTGGCCGAAATCGAAACATTGCCGGAATTTGTGCTTCCACCAGTTATAACAATCATCAAATCGTCATTTGTAATGCTGGAAATTGTCACACTTGAACCAGTAAGAGTCGTTCCCCCGGAATTTAATAAAGTCCAAGTTTTTGTTGCCGAAGGAGAATTCCATTTTAAACCTGTCGATGTAGTCGAATCAGCTGTTAGCACTTGTCCATTTGTGCCAATAGGCAATCTATCATCGGCCGTACTAAAAGTGAATAAATCTCCTTTTGTCGTTAAAGGAGTTTGATCGCTTGGAGTCGACCAAGCTGGAACGCCACCACTTACGGTAAGGACTTGTCCACTAGTTCCAATCGGAAGTCTGGTATTTGTATTCGCAGTCGAAGAACGATATTCAATATCGCCCAAAGTGGTGGAAGGATTCAGAGCCTTGGTAGTAGTGTCAATTGACGAACCAAGTGATCGAATAGCCGATGCGCCGTCTTTCACCAAGGCGGTATCGTCTGGGGTTGTCCACCCGTAATTCGTAGTAGTTGCCATTTTTCTCCTTTAGGCGACGATTGTAGCGTTTAGCCAAGTCAAATCGGGATTTAGGGTATTCCATTTCTCGGTACCGGGAACAGAATTCCAGCGGAACGCTTGGAGCGAATACGAGACGGGCGAAACAATCATTGAAAGGGTAAGACTGTTCATATTAGCCGTCCAAGTCCATCCCTCAACAAATCCTTGAAATTCTCCGTTTGCCATATTGCTTGGTAAATTGGCTATGTTTACCGGTTGCCCCATAAATAGATTTAGAAGGGCATCTCTGTCGGTATCGTCGATTTCAGGGTTGGCTAACGGAAATAAGATTCTCTGAAGGGCATATTGGGGATATGCTCGGATTCCCAAGTAATAAGCGGCTTGGGCTTCCGCGTCAGTATGATTTTTGAGAGTTGTTCGTATAGTGGAAGCTAGTTGTCCGTATAAGGAAATTGAAGCCGAACTTGATGCGGAAACGCTTGAGTTACCACTCGAGCCGTAAGCGATTGTTATTGTATTTCTTACATCGCCAGCTTTTTTCTTGATTTCTAGGTTAGGGCCGATTCCTTGATTTGCATCTAAATCCACATAGCCGTTCGCTGATAGATATTCCGAGCGGTGGGTCGAGTCCGCGTAACCAACCCGCCCTTGTGCATCCTCGTAAACATATCCAAGTCCAGAGGTCGCTAAACCGGATACTATGTTGTAAACAGTGTCATTCAAATTATTTTGAGAATCCAAAGAATAATCACCCGGAGTATCCACTTCCCCGAATCCGCTATTTTGAGCGTTTAACCACTGAGTCGTCGGATTATAAGTATTCCATTGCGTTGGTGCGGGAACTTCATTCCAAGAGTCAAATAAAACAATAGATAGAACTTCGGCGATTTGCGTTCCGTCATTACCACTCGCCAAATTTCCGGTATAAATAGCTCGAGCCAATCTAGCTAAAGCGCCAACAGCGACTATATTTATTCTTTGAGTGATAACATTGCTGCTCGAAGTAGAAACGGCAATTGATAAGTCGGTTATAAAACCACCGAATAAATATACATATGCTCCAGCGGAATTTTTAACTTCAATAGTTACTGCATCGTTTATTTCAAAGTTTATAGATGCCAACGCCGTTTCAATCAAAGTCAAATTACAATAACCCGCTACCGGTTGAGAATAAATATCCGTTCGGCCCGAAGTTATTGTCAATCCGCTTAGGGTGATGCCAGTGACTTCTTGCCCATCAACTTTGATTCGATAAACGGGGGTGTAGACCGTCATAAGACCAGCTGACCTCCGCCGCCACCAGATCTCGCTTGGGAATTATTTAAGGCAGTAATAACAGCTCTATTAAAACCTTCTTCGTCAATAATACTAGGAGAATTTACATTGATAATGACATTACCTTTATCTTCGCCTGCTCGAACTGCGGATGTCGAAAATGTACTACCAACGGTGATTCCACCAAAACCAGTTCCGCCCGTGGGATATGTAGGCATTACTCCCGTCACTACGGGAACGGTTGGAATTGATCCGCCCGTAACCACTCCCCCTGTTGATCCGCCGGTCGTTCCGCCACTAGTGACACTACTACCAGAACCAGATCCACCAAGCACAGTTCCAGTAGTCATCGAATAATTTCCAACGGCCCCAGTAGAAGTACCGCTAACCCATCCCGGTTTTGTAAGGAGACTCACATTAGGCAAAATTGGGATGGCGTTATAAGCTCTTATAAAAGCATTTATTCCGTCAATTGCATTATCGACAACGCTTCTAATCGCGCTAAAAACTTTTGAAATTACGGTTACGATTCCCGCTATCGTTGCACCAGCGTTTTTGATTGCGGTTACGAGAACAGTTTCAAATATAGGAACCAGATAATCTTTAATAAATTTCCATAGATCTTCAATGGTATCTTTGTTATCCTCGAAAGCTTTTTTAATTGGATCAATCGCTTTATTTTTAGCATCAATCAATTTCGGAATTAAGTTATTTGTAAAATAATCTAAAAGATCTTTTAATGCTGGCAGTAATGCCGCTCCAACTGATTCCTTAGCTTCATCAAATCCGACTTTCAGACGAGCTATTTGCCCCTCAAAAGTATTAGCTTTTCGCAGAGCTTCTCCACCATATAAGTCGGTAAGACTAGAGACCGCAGCTTCTAAACCTTTAGTTTTGACTTCACCTTTGTCAAGTCCTATACCCAGGCGCTCTAAAGAGGAGGTGTTGCCCTCATAAGCCTTGGCAAGCGCGTTAGATACGGTCTCAACGTCTTTACCAGTGCCAGCACTAATGTCAAGAGCTAAATTGAGTAATTTTTGAGATTGATCTAAAGATCCCGTCGCTGTTGCAAGTCTCTGTAAGGCTGGGCGTAATTTATCATCCGCAACGCCGGTCGCCAGAGAAGTCTTAAGAATCTGATCTTCGACCGCCTTGATTTGTGCTTCGGTCGCTCCGGTTACAGATTCAAGCGCAGACGCTAATCTTTGTTGAGCGGCTTCATCTTCGATTGCAGCTTTGACGCCTTCAATTGCCAATTTTCCAGCATAAGCAGCGGCAGCTGCCGCGGCGGCCGCAAAAGCAGCAGCGGCCACTTTGCCAAATTTTTCTAACTTACCGCCGAAGCCTTCAACCTCGTTAGCCCCAGTGTCTAATTTCTTCTTTAAATCATCGACGTCGGCAAGAATCGATAATTTCAGCGTTCTACTTCCGGCCATTAGTCATCCCACTTTCCGATTATCTTAGAAAATGCTTCTTCCCATTTTCGGACTAATTCAGGTTGAATTTTACGAAGTGCTGGGTAGATGAAATAGCCAGAATTTCCTCGACCTTGACGGGGAGTTCGTCTTGGGAATTGACGATAACGATTAGATCCGAATTCGTAACCTGCCCAGAGGTCTTTAGTCGATCCTCCACCAGAGAAACGCTGAGACGCAAATCCGTAAGAGAACTCGCCAATTTTCGAGGTTGTTGAAACTTTAACGCCGCTTGTAATGCGATCGACAACGGCCTGTCCGAATGTGCGGGTAATACCGTACGCCTTAACTTCGTTGGCGGCATATTGAGCGAGCGCAGAACTTTCGCGTTTAGCCGCATCAATAGCTTCATCATCCATCGCTTTAAAGGCGGCAATGATGGAACGAAGCTCGCGCTTGTCGTAGGTGATGGGTAAATCATCGGCCACGTCCGTTTCGCTCCTTCAATATTTCAATCGCCGTTAATACTTGTTCGATGTCCGTCCATTCGCTCATCGGTATTCCGGTCGCTATTGCGACTTCAATGAGAAGCCGATTTACGCTTCCGGACTCGTAGCTTTTGGGTTTTCATCCCCTATCGTCATTTCGTCGATAGACAATTCCCAAATTTCTTGTGACTTTGTAGGTTTTCCAGCAGCTTCTCGCCTGTAAGCGAAATAGGCAAGATCTAGAAAATCTGCTTGTTGATAAGCCGAAATATCCTTCATAGCATAAATCGACTTGCCAGTTTTGCGTTCCCACTTAGCCCACTCGGGTAAGCCGGCCACATAAGTAACCAATTCGCCCGTCGTATATTTAATTGTGATGGTTAATTTCATAGCTCCCGATCTCCCTTTTAACTAAATGTTTCTGTTACTTCGCCCTTTGCGACTTTGAACGTAAAGGATACTGTTTGAGCATCAATTCCGGAACCTCCCGCGGTTGGAAACGCTGGAAGAATTGGAAATACGAATTGCGCTCCAGTAGCAGCGGTAAGGGTGACGCTGATTGTTGTATCTGGTGCTGATTCAGCTGCGGCCCATAGAGCTTCGCACACTGAAGAAGTCTTGCCCCAATCTGCGAGCATATCGAGCTGAAATGTGCCCTCATAATTTACCGTCTTATAGGCCTCGCCATCGAGAGTCTGATAAGTCTCGCGAACGTGGGTTTTTGTTAATACAGCATTAGTCGCTTGGGCTTCGATGTCCGTTCCACCTGTGAAAGACAGCGAAATGTCGCGACCGGTGATAACTGTGGTTGCCACTTATTTCTCCTTAGTTGGTTTGTGTGTAATAGGTGGAAACGCGAATATCGGCGACCAATAAATTGACCGCGCCCACTTGCGTAACCGATGGACGTTCTACTGGGCCGACTGTGTAGCCGTCCGGTATAACCGCCAAAACTGAGAGTATCAATTGTTCAAGATTATCGAGTGAAGCTGGATTTGATAAATATGCAACACCGCAAGTAATCGTCAAATTTATTTTTGCGTTAATCGTGGAGTCGTTTATCGTATTGAGTTCCAAATACGGTGAATCCGGAACAAGAATAACCGCTGGTACTTGCACAGCTTCAGGCACATACGAATAAACGTTAGCCGAAACTGACCCCAATGCAGTTGCCAGCGGTGTCCGGATAGAAGAAAGTATTGTTGAGGCGGGCATTATCCCACCATTGTCTCAACGTCGAGGTAAGGGCCAAGAAGACCAGTTACTTTCGCAAGAAGGTTTTTGGATAATCTGTAAGGAGTTACTGCAAAATCGATGCCTTCGATTGATCCTCCAGCTGCGGTTCTTGCTTGAAAGATTTCGACAGAGATAGCCAAAACAGCAGATTCGACATTGGGATTTCCGACGTAGGTCGAGAGGCCAGAGAGCGCAGCATTTCCGGCTGGGATAATATTCTTTTCCAATACGTCTGCATTAGTGATGGCGGCGGTAAATACATAAGGGCCAATTAAATCATTTGTAACTGTGTGAGTGCCGTTGAAAGGTGAACCGACACCCGTAATGACGACCGATTGGCCTTCGGTGAATTCGTGAATTGTCGCCGTGTGAAAATAAGCAACGTTGGTTTCTAGTTCAACTTTGTGAATTTTGCTTTGGAATGTCACAAGCATCGGGATAATTAAATTTTCGCTTGTATCCACTATATCGTTCAAGTAAGCATCTGAATATAGGGATGACGAGACGCCAAGAATGGTTCTTAGCTCGGAAGCCGTAACAATTGTTGGCATCTCGTGATCCTTTTTTACTAGAGGGTGACAGGCCAGCTCGGGAGCGGACTGGCCGTCACTTTTAGGGTTTTAACTACGCGACCATCCACTTGTAAGCGCCAGCAGCAACTTTCGTTGCAATTGCGCCATAGCCATAATAAGCGACAGAAATTTGACCGCTTGCGATGACGTTGGATTCGAGACGGAAACGTGGTGATTCATACCAAGTGTATGACTCAGGATTTACGACGATCATTGTGCCGTCTCCAACACCTGAACCGGTGGTCAGAGAGCGATCGACGTAAAGTGCAAGACCAGCAACGTTGCCTCTAACGGTTCCGGCAGCGAGAGCGCCACCTGCATTCTGTGGGTTGATTGCTGTGAAAAGTGGGCGGTTTGAGCCATCGACGAGGCCCATAATTGCGCCCCATTGTTCTGGGGAAACAATGAGATTCTGTGCAAATCCAAGAGTTCCCTTATAGACGGAAACTGCTGCATCAGCTACGAAATCTTGAAGATTCGCTGCTGAAAGTGTGCGGTTTCCACCATCGGTTGCGCCGGTGACAAGAGCCGCGCTCACTGCGGCGTTTGTTGCCTTTGCATAGGCGAACTCCATTTGGCGAACGAGTTCAGCAAAAAATGCTGGGCTTGAACGATCTAACAGTTCGACGCTAAATGTCTGTTGTCCTGCATACTTCTTGACATTTACAGTTAGGTAAGAAACGTTCTGATCTGTTTCTGATGGTGTTCCAGCTTCAGCAGTTTCCGCAACTGTTGGAACAGCAGTGATCTTAGGAATTTCGAAAGTGAGACCTGCGTCTGGCAAGACACCCGAAGAAATCGCTGAGATTGATGGACGATCTGCGTTGGATAGAGGATTAATTACCTCTGTAAGCTGACGAGTTGGTACGAGACCAGCGTTGTCGGTTGTATCGTCAGCAGCGCGGACGTACTGGATGGATGCTTCGTCGCCGAATACTTTGGCGCGAATGGATGCCTCGAGATACTTCTCTTTCGAGAGTTCAATTCGAGGAGCGGTGTAAAACGCTGGGCGTGGCGCAGCGGCTTCCACCTTGGCAGCTTCTACCGTTTCTTCGGCAGGAGCTGGAACGGTAGTGTCTGACACTTGTTCTCCTTCGGTTGGGTTGTCCGCTTCGGCGGTTGCCGGAGCAGAATCTTCTTTTGGTGCTTCATTTTCGGATGCAGCAACTTCGCTGACTCGAGCTGAATCAATCGCTGGATCAGTTACAAGACTTACTTCATCAAGAGTCGCGCTGGTAATCTGCATAACGCCTTTATTGTTTGTCCATTCATTTATTTGAGCGCCAACGCTAAAGCCATCCCTTAATCCTTCGGTGGCTTCAATTAAGGCATCTTCTCCGGCCATAGTGTTGGCAATCTTGAATGTAGCCACAATTCCATTTTTTGTCACTTCGTGAGCAATCATTTTGCCAATTGGACGAGTCCGATCGTGCTCCAATAGCAATTTGAC